ATGGCATGAAATAGTAAGGACAACTGTAAAAGTTCCTTTTGGCTATAAAGTGCATCCAGATAATGACAAGCTACTCGTACCAATAGAACACGAGCTAGAAGCTTTAGAACTTGCAAAACAACATCTCAAGCAGTATAGTTACAGAGCAGTAGCTCAGTGGTTGAGCAAAGAAGCAGACCGATACATCTCACATATGGGTCTAAAGAAGAGAATAGAAGTTGAGCAAAAACGTAGAAAAGCATCTGTCATTAAACGCAAGTTTGCCAAGTGGCTCCAAGAAACGCTTGCAGAAATCGAAAAACTCGAAACACAAGGAGTCGGAGCATACTCAGACGCTTGCGGAGATAGAGGCTCCCCCAGTTGAAACTATCCCAGCGCAAGTAGTAGAACCTGAGTATGACGTTGATGAAGCACAAGAAGTCGTATTCAAACCGAATGAAGGTCCACAAACCTCCTTCCTAAGTTCATCAGAAAGAGAAGTGTTGTACGGTGGGGCAGCAGGTGGTGGTAAGAGCTACGCTATGTTAGCAGATCCCTTACATGGCCTGAACGATCCACACTTCTCTGGACTCCTTGTACGACACACAACTGAAGAACTAAGGGAACTAATACAAAAATCACAGGAGTTGTATCCTCGTGCCATACCGGGAATCAAGTGGTCAGAGCGTAAGTCACAGTGGACCTCTCCTAAAGGTGGCAGACTGTGGATGTCTTATCTGGATAAAGATACCGATGTCACACGATACCAAGGACAAGCTTTTAACTGGATTGGATTTGACGAACTTACTCAATGGCCTACACCTTACGCTTGGGATTATATGAGGTCACGTCTTCGTAGCGCACACAGTAGAGACTTAGGACTTTACATGAGAGCTACAACAAACCCAGGCGGTGCTGGACATAGCTGGGTCAAGAAGATGTTTATAGATCCTGCACCTTCAGATAAATCTTTTTGGGCTACAGACATTGAATCAAGTAAAACAATCGTATATCCTAAAGGACACAGCAAGGAAGGTCAGCCTCTATTCAAGCGTAGGTTTATTCCTGCATCTCTCTTCGATAACCCATACCTTGCCGAAGAGGGTGACTATGAGGCCATGCTCCTATCATTACCAGAGCATCAGAGGAAGCAACTCCTCGAAGGAAACTGGGACATCAACGAAGGAGCAGCCTTTACAGAGTTTGACAGATCAATCCACGTTATTGACAGCTTTGAAGTACCCGATAACTGGGCTAAGTTTAGAGCGTGTGATTATGGTTATGGCAGTTACACTGGGGTGCTTTGGTTTACTGTATCTCCTGATGAACAACTTATAGTTTATCGTGAGATGTATGTATCAAAAGTTACAGCTTCTGATCTAGCAGATATGATACTAGAGGCAGAAGCAAAAGATGGTGGAATGAAATACGGGGTGCTTGATAGTTCTTTGTGGCACAACCGTGGCGATACTGGGCCATCACTAGCTGAACAAATGAACATGAAGGGTTGTCGATGGCGTCCTTCTGATCGTTCACGAGGCTCACGTATCGCAGGTAAAAACGAAATACATCGAAGATTAAAAGTAGATGATTTCTTAGAAAAGCCTATGCTTGTGTTTATGGATAACTGTAGAAACACTATATCACAGATACCAAGCATACCTTTGGATAAAAAGAATCCAGAAGATGTAGATACAAAAGCAGAAGACCACTTGTATGATGCGTTAAGATATGGTATAATGACAAGACCAAGAAGCAGCGTATGGGATTATAACCCAGCTAAACAAAGATCAGGATTTCAAGCTAGTGATTCCACATTCGGATACTAATGTAATAGAGACTTGCCCTAAGTGCGAGATAACGTATAATACAAATATGTGGAACACCACATGTCCTAACTGCGAAGAACAAGCAGTTTTTAATAACGGACCTTGGAGAAGAAAGGATAACAGCTAATGGCTGAAGAAATGTTTGAGACAGATGATGTTGTAGCTGCAGAGGACAGTCTCGACAGTATCTTTGAGGAAAAGTCTAGTGTAGTTTCATTTATAAAAGACAGATACAAAAGAGCAGAAGACGCTAGGTACGCTGATGAAACTAGATGGCTAAGAGCTTACCGTAACTATCGTGGCTTGTACGGTTCTGATGTGAAGTTCACAGACTCAGAAAAGTCTCGTATATTTGTTAAGGTAACTAAGACAAAAACACTAGCAGCGTATGGACAGATAGTAGATGTACTATTTGGTAACAACAACTTTCCACTAACGGTAAACCCTTCTATATTACCTGATGGTGTAGCAGAGTCAGTACACATAAACATAGACCCCAACGCAGAACAAGCAGGTGATGCATTAAAAGCTGTAACACGAGATGAAGCTCCAAGTCCTTACCTTATTGATGGTGTTACAGAGCTAAGACCTGGTGAAACACTAAAAGATTTACAGGGCCGTCTAGGTCCACTAGAAGAAAAACTAGAAGCTGTATCTGAAAAGATAGTAGAAGGTTCTGGTACTTCACCTACAACTGTTACATTTCATCCTGCAACTATTGCAGCTAAGAAGATGGAAAAGAAAATACACGATCAGTTACAAGAGAGTGGAGCTAACGTACACTTAAGAAGCATGGCATTTGAAATGGCACTGCTAGGAACAGGTGTTATGAAAGGTCCATTTGCTGTAGATAAAGAGTATCCTAACTGGAACGAAGATGGTGAGTATGACCCTCTAGTAAAAACAGTACCAGAGTGTAGTCACGTAAGTGTGTGGGATTTCTATCCTGACCCTGAAGCTCACTCTATGCAGGATGCAGAATACGTTGTTGAAAGACACAAGATGTCAAGAACACAACTAAGAGCATTAAAGAATCGCCCATACTTTATGGAAGACGCAGTACAAAAAGCTGTAGATGCAGGACCAGACTATACCCAGAAGTACTGGGAAATGACTATGGAAGACGATGACACTCAGCCAAACTCTGAGCGTTGGGAAGTCTTAGAGTTCTGGGGCTACGTTGATGTAAAGATACTTGAAGATCATGGTGTTAATATACCTAAAGACTTAGAAGACTTAGATGAAGTTAACTGTAACATATGGGCATGTAACGGTGAAGTTCTACGCTTTGTACTAAATCCATTTAAGCCTACACGTATTCCTTACTACGCAACACCCTTCGAGCATAACCCGTACTCCTTCTTTGGTGTAGGTATTGCTGAGAACATGGATGATACACAGACATTAATGAATGGCTTTATGAGAATGGCTATTGACAATGCTGCACTATCTGGTAACCTTATCATTGAAGTTGATGAAACTAACCTAGTACCAGGCCAAGACATGTCTGTGTACCCTGGCAAAGTGTTTCGGAGACAGGGTGGCGCTCCAGGCCAAGGCATTTTCGGTACAAAGTTTCCTAATGTAGCAAATGAAAATATGCAACTATTTGACAAAGCGAGGCAGTTAGCTGATGAAAGTACGGGATTTCCTTCGTTCGCACATGGACAAACTGGGGTATCAGGAGTGGGAAGGACTGCTTCTGGGATTAGTATGCTTATGTCTGCAGCTAACGGCTCTATACGAACTGTTGTAAAAAATGTTGATGACTATCTAATCAGACCACTAGGCAAAGCATTCTTTGCATTCAACATGCAGTTTGATTATGATGAAGACATTAAGGGTGACTTAGAAGTAAATGCATCAGGTACAGAAAGCTTGATGGCTAATGAAGTACGTAGCCAACGCTTGATGCAGTTCTTACAAGTTGCACAGAATCCAGTGCTTGCACCTTTTGCTAAGATGGATTATATTATACGTGAGATTGCTAAGAGTATGGACTTAGACCCTGATAAGGTTACTAACTCTATGCAAGACGCAGCTATACAGGCAGAAATACTAAAAGCATTTCAAGCACCAGCAGCAGCCCCTGAAGGTGCTGAAGGTGTAAACACTCCTGACGTAGCTGACACATCTGGAGGTGGAGGTTCACAAATAGGCACAGGTACAGCACCTACGCCTGGAGAGCAAGGATTTACAGGTAATGCACCTCAAGCAGTTGGTTAATGACAAAGAGTGTTACGATCAGTTTAAAGAACACATAGACGATCTAATAAATATGAGACAACGTACAATGGAATCAGCTAACGATTCTGTAATAGTGTACAGACAGCAGGGTGCTATAGACGTACTCAGAAAGCTAAAGCTACTTAGGGAGACACTGAACGGTGGATAAAAATAGTGAAGGATTGCTAGACTTTTTAAGTAAGTTTAATCCCTTAACTGCAGACTATCGTAAAGAAGAACCTACTAGTGTAAAGACTATGAGAGGTGCTACTGCTTTAACACCACTTGACTCAGTTGTTGAAATAGGTAAAGAACTAAAGAAAGAAGAACCCGACTACAAAAAGATTGGATTGCTAACAGCTATGGAAGCCGCAGGTGCAATAGCACCAATGGCTAAACCTGCAGCAATGGCAATAAAGTCTGGCAAGAAAGGTAAAACAGTAAAAGCATATAAGCTGTTTTCAAAAGGTGAAGATGGTAAACTATATCCTTTATTTGTAGACGCTGATGCAGAAGTACCTATAGGTAAAACTTTAAAAGCTACGTTTCCTGAGTATCGTTTCAAAGCAAAAAATGGTAACTTCTATGTACCTTCAAGAGGGCCAAAGAAAGCCAAAGGTACAGGTGACATGATAGAAATACCTGACCAAGAAACTCGTGACATGTTAATAGATGCAGGTTTTTTACCTAAAGGTTCAAAAGCAAAGTCAATAAGGGCTGTTGCAGCTAGACCAGGATGGCATGCAGGTGATAATCCTACTGCTCCACACATAGGACCAGAAACAAAGATAGATGGTAAAAAGTATAAGATAAGAGGTGACAATCAGGTATGGGCTGAAGTAGAAATGCCTGATGACATAGACTGGCAAGCTATTGCAGATAGTAGAGCAGTTATGAAAAAAGATGGTACACCTAATGTAAAGACTGCACATATTACAGATGAGTTACCTTTTGGTGGTCATTACCGATATAAGACTAATCCTAACATGCAAGGTAATTGGCTTATTAGTGGTGACATGAAAGTTATTCGTGAACTAGATAAAGACGAAGTAAAAAGATTAAACAAAGCAGCAGGTGTAGAAGATCTGCCAACATTAGAAGAACTAGAACAACAAATAGGAATAGGACTAGCCTCTGGCGGTATAATAGGAGATAATATGTATAAAGGTGTAGATGACTATTTAATGTCAGAAATGGATGTTGGTATGGCTAAAGGTGGACTGCCAGAACAAATGGAGATGAGCTTTGGAGAAATACCTGACAATACGGTAGGTGTAGATCCTGTATCAGGCAATGAGATACCATTAGGCTCATCAGCAAAAGAAGTACGAGATGATATACCAGCGCAACTAAGTGAAGGTGAGATGGTCATACCTGCTGATGTAGTTAGGTTCTTTGGTGTAAAGTTTTTTGAAGACATACGTCAAGCAGCCAAGATAGGCTACGCTAAGATGGATGAAGATGGACGCATTGGTGGTGAACCTATTCCTATGGAAGATGAGTCTGGTTTAGGCTTAGAGATGGCTGACTTAGAAGTAATGGATATGGGTGATGACTCAGATGAAATGATGGAAGAACCTGAAGAAGCTTTCTTAGGTAAGTTCTTTGCAGGTATTAGAGAGTCAAACAGAAAACAAGCTGAGAAAAACAAGCAGTCTGTTAGAGACAGATTTCAAGCAGCTAAAGACAGAGGTAGTTCATCTAAGCAGATTAGCAAAAGAGTACAAGCTAAGAAAGACAAACCCAAGAATAGATATGAACAAATAAGAGAACAGATGAAGTCTGCTTTCAGAGATGACGATGATAACAGAAGTAGAAATCGTAGAGTAACACTAGATAGAAAACCTCCTACATCTGATGATACTAGAGGTCCTTCCTTAGCTGAACAGATAAACTTTGGAGGAGACTTTTCAGGTAACAAGGAAACTAAAAAAGCATCTCCTACAAGGGAAGCAGGACAAGTAGAAGAAGCATACACAGGTCAAAACCTACGTAGTGATAAAGGTTTTGGTCAAAGATTTATGGAAGGTCTAGGATACGATGAAGGTGGTGATGTAGTAGACCCTGATACAGACGTAGTACAAGAAGGTACAACTGGTGGCTTTGGTGAAGAGATAGGCTTAGACCAAGGTGTATTTGGTGGTGAGATGGAAGCTCGTGAATACCAAAACGCTGCAGGGCATAAAATAATTATTATGTTCTTAGACGGTGAGCCTATGCAGGACATACCTGCTGGCTACTATCCTGTAGGTAGTGAACCTGTAACTGTAGATCCAGGTGAGCAACCAAGTGGTGGCGGTGGTAGTGATGACGATGATGATGGCCCAGATATGCCAGAACCTTTTAGCTATAAAGAACTTACTATAGATGAACTAAGCACAGAAGTTAAAAACTTAAAATCACCACCTCCTTTTGGTCTTGGCGCACTTGGAGTTGTACTTTCTCTCGCACAAAAGAACCATAACAAGAAAACAGTAGAAGAAATAAATAGAAGACTAGAAGCAACAGATTTGCCAATATATGAAAGAGAGTACTTAGAGAACCTAAAAGAAGTAGCAGAAGGACCACAACAAAAAGGAGTGGTTGGTAAGCTTATTGATGACATAACAGGAAAAGAAGTAGAAGATCCTGACTTACCTAAGTTAGACGGTCCTACATATGACATGTTACCTGATCAATACGGTGTAACAGAAGCTTATACACCTGAGACAAAAACTCCAGAAACAACTACAGGTTTCAGTCCAGAAATATTGGAACAAATAGAGAAAGCATCTGCAGAAGCTGCTGCAAAAGCTTTTAGTGGTTACAAAGCCCCAGGCACAGAAAAAGATGATGATGACGATAAGGGGTCAACAATTAAACCTCCTGCACCTACCTACACTCAACCTGGTAGTGATCCATATGCAGAACCAGGTAGACCAACAAGCAGTAACAATAATGATGACGATGATGATGGACCAACATTTGCTCCACCCCCACCACCACCATCATATACAAAACCATCTGAAGACCCATATGCTGAACCAGGAAGACCTACCTCTGGTGGTGGCGGTAGACGCACCTATGGTGGTGGCGGTAAAAACCAAGGCGGTTTGATGAAAAGCAAAAAGAAGAAAGCTACTAAAAAGAAAAAATAATATCCAAATAACTATAAGGCCACTCGGCTTCGGCTGACCCCAACATAAGGAGAAAACAAATGGCTACAAGCGAAACAGCGAAACCACATCCTATGGTAAAACCTCCAATCCCTAAAGTAATGATAGGAAGAGGGGGTTACCTAAGTAATGAAGAACGTATCAAGAAGGAAGAAGCTGAACTAGAAGAAATGCGAAAAGAAGCTAGGGCAGCAGCAGGTATTACAGATGAAGAAGGTTCTGAAGATCAACCCAGTAGCGAAGAGTCTGAAGCTAAACCAGTTCAGGCAGAAAGTAATACCAAACAAGAAGAAAAACCAGAAGCCAAAGCACAAGAAGATGACAGTGAGTTAAGTGCTGAAGAGAAAAACTTCAAGAAACGTTATGGTGATCTACGTAGACACACTCAGAAAAAAGAAGAAGAGTTTTCTGCTAAGATAGAAGCACTACAAGCACAACTAGATAAAGCAGCAAATAACGAACTTGTACTACCTAAGTCTGAAGAAGAGCTAGATGCTTGGTCTAAGCAGTACCCTGATATAGCAGGTATCGTTGAAGCTATTGCTGACAAGAAGTCTAAATCTACAGCTAAAGATCTTGAAGCACGTATGGCTGAGTTTGAAGAACTACGTATTACAGCTAAACGTGAAAAAGCTGAAGCTGAACTAGCATCTATGCATCCTGACTTTGATGAGATACGTTCTGATGATTCTTTTCATAACTGGGCAGAAGAACAACCTAAGTGGGTACAGGATGCTTTGTACGAAAACTTAGATGATGCAAAGTCTGTAGCACGTGTAATTGATCTTTATAAAACAGACAAAGGCATAACTACTAAAGTTAAAAAGAATAACTCTTCAGATAAAGCAGCAGCAGCTTCTGTAAAGACAAAAGGAAGTAGTATACCTGATACAGATGATGCTTCTAAGTACATACGTGAATCAGAAGTAGAAGCAATGCATATTAAAGAATATGAAAGAAGACAAGAAGAAATCCTAGACGCACAGCGTAATGGAAGATTTATTTATGATATTTCAAGAAAATAGTTGACAAACTGTTTATCATAGATAAAACTATAGCATATACACAACAATTAAAGTGTGTATGCTTAATCAAGCACTAGCCACACAAAAGAAC